ATTTCATTCGTTTATCAATATACAGTTCCTGCAGCTAATACAACTGTAGGTGTAACATTTGCAGCTGAGACTATAGTTGATTCTGGTAATAATGGTAATAATCAAATATGGGTAACAGCAGGAGTAGACAATCCATCTACTAACACCTCAACAGGTGGTACAGGTCAGATGCCTTATACTCTGGATAGGAACTCTAACAACCCACAATCTTTCCTAGTAGATGTTAAATTAGACCCAGATGGTACTTTAGCAGATTCAGGCGCAAACCCAGAAGTTTATTTCGCTTCTGATGCGGCAGGTACACAGTCTACCTCACCATGGTTCGTCTCGGTTAATAATATAAATAACGGACATACAGATTCTAATGGTGCAACTGCAGAGATAGCATTCACGGAAGGAATTGTTACAGGTAACACTCCAGGAGGCTATACTCCGGCGCCAGGTAATAATCTTAGCTCAAACTCACAATATGGTGGCTCACCAGGAGCTGAAACAATGGCAGGACCACAACCTCCAAGTGGAAGTAACAACCAATGTTACATAATTATTAAACACCCAGCAGATCCTACTAACTATGTCTCAATCGACTATACAGGTTCAAGCCAAGTAACTACAACTACTCAGGCACCTGTTACAACATATACATTTGAATGGACAACAGGAGGTAACAATACAGTTTCTCTACCGGCATCTCAAAGTAACCCTGCGACAGCAACACTTGGAGGGGTAAATAGATTTGACTTTACTTGGGATGGTCCTACCCTATCAGGCGGCAATGCTGCTAATAGTGACTTTAACTGGCCAAATTGGAATGGTATGGCACCAGGCGCTACTTGTACTGTATATAATATGAATGATACGGCTCACAGTGGTGGCGACGGTTACGTTCACTTTGGCTGGCAAGATAATGGAACTGGAGTTTCACTACAGACTAATGCAACAGGTGTAACATTTGATGGAAATGGTTCAAATGGTTCCGGACCATATACCCTAGATAGTAGTTCAGTTCTAACCTCTGGTTATATACAGGTCGCTGCAACGAACTGTCACGTCACAGGTACAGTAATGAATTTAGCTGATGGTTCCACAAAATTAGTTGAAGAGCTACAAGTTGGAGATGTACTTAAATCTTACACAATCCAAGGATTAGGTGAAGATGAGAATCAACAACCATGGCAAACATACTCTTCACAGATAAATCAATGGTCTGCTACTGAAACAACAGCTGAGGTTAAATCTGTACTTAGTTCCTCATGGAGCAAGTATGTCAACATTAACAATGGTTTGACTAAAGTTACAGATGAACACCCTGTTTTAATAAAAGGTGCTGGTAATGATATTTCTTTCAAAGCAGTTAAAGATGTTGTTGTCGGAGACTCCTTATATGTAAACGGAGCATGGGTAGAGGTAACATCTCTAGAAGAAGTCAACGAAAACATTACAGCATATAAAATTGATGTAGAAAGTGCTGATGTTTATTTAGCTGATGGCATACTGTGGCATAATGTTGAAAACGAAATAAAGAATTAAGATATATAATAATATATTATTAAAATAAAACTAGTAAAAATGGCTAAAAAAATACTATCATTTGAAGAATATCAAGTTCAACTTAAAGCTGAGCAAGATAACGTAGATACTACAGAAGAAGTAGAAAAAGAAGAGTGTCCTTGTGGCGAAGACGAAGACGGTAACTGTTTAGAGTGTGATGACGATGTAATCGTTGCAGCTCCAGTTGAAGACGAAGACGAGGATGACGAAGACGAAAAAGAAGAAGACGAAGACGATGGTGACGACGATGATGATGATTCTGATGAAGATGATGACGATGATGAAGACGATGATGATGAAGAAGATGACGATGAAGAATCTGACGAAGAAGAGTCTGAAGAAGCTCCTGAAGAAGGTGGTGAAGAAGTTGAGTCGGAAGGAGGAGAAGAAGCAGCACCAGCAGTAGAAGCTCCATCTGTAGAAGAAATGTTAAAAGAGTCTTACGCTAAAGTTAAAGAAGCTGCAATGGCTTACGAAAAAGACGATTACCAAGACCATACATTAGAAATGTATATGAAAGAGAATGCAGCTCTAATTGCTACTCTTGCAGCACAAGCGATGGAAGAGGGTTACGGTGAAGTTAAAGAGACTGAATTAACTCAAGAAATGTACGAGGCACACTGCAACGAGATGAAAGAAGCTTATGTTAAGAAAATGGATGAGCTTAAAGAAGTATACGGAGCAGCAAAAGAGTAATAGAACTATGAAATACATTAAGTCGATAAACGAATTAAAAGAGGCTAGACAGGCTCCTGCAAAGAGATTATTTAAAGATGTTGTTAAAGGCAACACTTCCTCTATCGAGGGTCAAAAAATCTCTAAGGAAATGGCTCAAGCTGCATTAGACTGGTTTGACAGATCTGTATATGCTAGAAAATATGCAAATCAAGTTCAAAAGGCTGGTATGGGCGCAATAGCACCATTGGTCTTTGGAGACTACTGGGGTATTAAGAAAAGAATTCCTTCTAAACTTAAAGCAGAATTTAAAGAACTACAACAAGTCTACAAGAGAGAAATGGCTGAGTCAATTTTAACTGAGTCAGATGCAACTCCTACTATGATGTTAGCACAAGAAATTGACGGTGCTGAATACCACATGGCTTATTCAGATGGTGGTATTGGTGTAGATGCTAGATCGACTAAGAAGACTTGGGATGATGGCGTACCAGTACTTAAGTATATCGCAAGAGCTCCTAAGAAGTCTGTAGATATACCAAAAGGTAAATTTGAAGTAGTTATTGATGATAAATACGGATGGTATTACTGGGAACATAAAGGTACTTGGTATGGTATGGAACAAGATGGCGAAGCACCTCCCTTTGAATACTAAGCAGGCACACATTTTAGAAACTTTTAGAGAAGTCTATGTATAATTAATGAATACATAGACTTTTTTAGTATGCCTAGAATACCAGTTGATTTAATTTATATGCAGATGGCTTATCAAATAGCCAAGCTCTCGTACGCTAAACGTAGGCGCGTTGGTTGCATTATCGTGAAAGATACACAGGTAATATCAACTGGGTATAACGGTACGCCACATGGCTTTGATAACAACTGTGAAGAGGAACAAGTCAGAGAGATTGAGAATGAAAATCATAAACAGGTTCTAGAAGAAAAGGGTTATTCATGTGATGACACTTGTTGTTCTAAAGAGGTAACTAAAAGAGAGGTCTTACATGCAGAGTCTAACGCTCTAGCAAAGGTAAGTAAATCTACACTAAGTGCAGAAGGCGCAGATATGTATATCACTACATGCCCATGTTTCGACTGCTCAAAATTAATTATTCAATCAGGTATTAAAAGAGTATTCTACTCAGAAAATTATAGAGATATGTCTGGTATTGCTCTGTTAGAAAAAGCAGGTATTGAAGTAAATGAGGTAATATCTTGGAACGCAGAGTAAGTCAAATTATTGATGACTCACTAAAGACAAATAAATTTGGTGAAGGGTTCTCATTCAGAGAAGGGCAGCGAGAAGTCGTTGAAGCTATCTGCAATCACTATCTCGAAGATCCAGAGGGCACGGTTATTCTAGATGCTCCAACTGGAAGCGGTAAGTCACTAATTGCTATGTGGACCGCGCACGTTCTAAAAGAACTCGGTAAGCAGGGTTATCTGGTTACATCCGACCTAATGCTACAGGATCAGTATGAAGAAGACTTCAGGAGACTAAAACTGGATTGGCCCAGTATCAGAGGAGTAGACAACTATGAATGTAATGTAAATGGTCTCACGTTCTCTCTAGCAGACTGTAAGATGAAAGGTATTGGATATGAAGCTGCAGAGAAACTATCATGCTGGGGAACCTGTGGGTATCTACAAGCCAGAAAGCGCGCGAAGGAGCTACCTGTAGCTCTCTTCAACTACTCATATTATCTAATACAAAGGAATTATGTAGAAGACAAGATGATAGATCAGGGTAGAGAAGTACCTTTTACACAGAGAGACTTTGTATTCTTTGATGAAGCACATAAGGTAGACAATATAGTACAGTCACACTTCTCACCTAGATTAGAGACCAGTACACCTAAGATATTCAGAGAGGTAAACAAATTCGTACAGAAAAATGCAATCAATGCTGCCTGGGTATCTGAGAACAGAATAGCAGATATTGTCGACCGCTTAATGCGGGAAGACGATCACCAGGAGTTAATGAGGCACATTGGAGAGTTCAGAGGTATTGCCGTCATTTATCGCCGAGTCCAGTCAGCGGCCCTAATCCAAAGTAAGATGAGATTTAAACATGGTGAAGTTCCTAGAGAGTGGCAGACTTTTTTTGGACGAATGGACAGACTAAAAGACATCTGGTGCAAGTTTGATGACTATCATGACATAATTAAAGAGCTCGGCACTGATGCAATCGTTATTAATCGAAAAGAGAACGAAACTCAATTCTTATGTTTAGAAGAAGCAATGATGATTGATAAATTCTTACAGAAGAAGAGTGGTTTTAAAGTCTTTATGTCAGCAACTCTAGGTGATATTAGATCTTATGCGAGACATACTAAAATGGGTAATGCTAAAGTTATCAGAATGAGTAACAATTTTTCCTACGAAAAATCCCCCGTGGTTTTCATTAATAGGCACAAATTGTCTTTTAGAGAACGCGAACAAAATCTCCCCAAGGTAGTAAAGACACTTGACAAGATCTTAGAGAAACATAAAGGACAAAGTGGAATTATTCACGCCGGTTCCTATGATTTCACAAACTACATCAATAAACATTCTAAACATAAGTTCAGTTTTATTACCTATGATGTAGCGAAAGAAAGACAGGTCGCAATCAGAAACTTTAATGAAAACGATGGTAAAATACTTGTAGGTCCCTCTCTGTTGGAAGGTTTAGACTTAAAAGATGACAAATCTAGATTTCAGATTTTCTTTAAAGTACCATATCCATCATTGAATGACCCGCTAGTAAAAGCTAAAATGTCTGCATTTCCAGACTGGTATGATTGGAAAACAGGCATTGCAGTACAACAAGGATCTGGTCGTAGTATCAGATCTAAAGATGATTGGGCAGTAACTTATATTTTAGATGCTTGTTTTAGAAGCTTGATAAATAAAAAAGGGTTATTCCCTCCATCTTTTGAAGAAAGATTAAAAACAATTTACTAATGGCATACAGTTTACTTACTATAGACAATTTTTACAATAATCCTGATGAGGTAAGAGCATTTGCACTAGGACAAGATTTTGGTGTGAAAGGTAATTATCCAGGTCAGAGAACAAAACCATTCCTATCAGATACTACTAAAGAGTATATAGCTAAACATCTAAAAGAAATACATGGAGAACCTGATTTTCCTGAAGATGAAGATAGTTATTGTGGAGCATTTCAATATACAACTGCAGCAGATAGAACCTGGATACACGCCGATGGCTGGAATAACTGGGCAGGTGTATGGTATGGAACTCCTAACGCACCTCTATCCGGTGGTACAGCTATCTTTAAACATAAAGCGACTGGTTTAACCAGAACGCCGCGTTTAGCAGATGGTACAGTAAATCAAGAGCTTCTAGATAGAGTTTATCTAGATTGCCAAGATCTTACTAAATGGGAAGTAGTAGATCGAGTAGGTAATGTATACAACAGATTAGTATTATACCATGGTGATTTATTTCATGCCTCTTTAGATTATTTCGGCAGAGATATTAATGATGGTAGATTATTTCAAACCTTTTTCTTTAACACTAAAAACTAAAACATGGGATTCAACAAACTAAACTTACCAGACCTAGACGTCTTAAAAGAACAGTTAGCACAATGGGGTAAAGATGACTTCACTGCTTATTGGAAAAACCTCTTTGAAAGAAGAGATTCTATCTGTGGTCCGGTAGATTCACATGACTTTATTAAACTTTTTCTAAATCGTGAGTATAATTATAGAAAGACTGGTCAAATTGAGTTTGACTTTGATGAAGTCTAGTTTTAAAAACAATAATATGACAACAGAAGCTAAAGAACAAACAAAGCCTAAAATATATGTTTGGTCAAAGACTGAACGTGCTGGAGACATTGTAACAGTAGACACTACTGATGGCGGTTTCACTGTATTTACAGATGGTACAAGGATTAACACTAGTTTAATGAGTGAGTTTTTAATGGAGGCTGCAAATAATAAACAAGCAGCAGCTATCGCGAAACCATTCGTAGATGTTGAAGAGTCAAAAGGACTTTCAGAAGTGAAAGAACCACAGAGAGATCCAGAACCAGTAGAAACTGGAACAGTTAACGTGATGTTAGAGATGCTGAGAAAGATGAGCGCTAAGAATACTCTAACAATGCCTATCGAATTAAATTTACCTTCCGCTGAAGTATATTCATTATTCAAAGATCAGATGGATATTACAGAAGAAGAGTTAAATGACCATATAATAGAGCTGGTACTGAGCCAGATAGATAACTTACAAGAACAATTAAAGCCTCAGGCAAAAGAATTTATTAACGATTACTACAATGGCAGAACAACAAAAAAGCGTGTCAATAGAAAAGACACAAGAAGCTCCGCAAACACCGGGCCCGACATTACTTACTAGAAGACAAAGAAGATTTTACCTAAAGCAACAAGGTGCTTTAAAGTATATTCAATCTTTGAGCTTTAATGATAGAGCAGAGTTAAGAAGACAGAATATAGAGAACGGTAGAAAATTACATCAACAACATCTGGATATTATTGAAAAAAGAAATCATGAGATGTTAGAAGCAAAATTAGTTTCTCTAAAGGAGAGTTGGACTGCTATCGGTTACAACAAAGAAGAACAAGACAAATTAGAAGAGGCTTGGGCTTTAGGTGTTGTAAAAGATAAAGAAAATTATAGAGCTGACAAAAAGAAAGCTAAAGCCTTACATAAAGAGGTGAATGCTTCTTTTCAGTCTAGAAAAAAGTAAAACAGAATGATTACGATTTCAATAGAACCAGCTGACAACGGTGTTGTCAAATTTTTGATTGATGATAACGTCAACGGTGGAGGTGAAGAATACACTTCCAGAGTTGTATATGAATTTGAAGGTATTGCTGGTAGAGCTAATCAGATTAAATTCTTAAAAGATCTTATTTTAGATCTAGGCCTATCGACAGGTTCTGATTTAGATAAAGATAAAATCGTAATTAAATCTGAGTGGGGAACACAGTATGTTCCTAATGAAGCAGAAATTAAAAACAGGATCTCACAATTAGAAAAAGAATTAAAAAGGTTGAGGTCTAAAGACAAGAAATGACACTACAAATAGAAGGTGTTTGGTGTAAAACTAGGACTGAGTTTGAGAAATTAGCTAAGTCTGGTGATTATGATTTGACTATATCATATTTTGATATTGTAAATAGGCTGGTCAAGAGTGACCCCTATAGCAAGGAACCATCAGATGTTATTGTTTCTCTTTATATTAGAAAGCTAATACAAAAGCTAATTACTGATAGAGAAGGAGAAGCTAAATTGCTTTATATGTTTAAAAACTTAGATGGCCCTGCCGTACTAAACTTTAAACAATTTATCGCAGATCTGACTGGAGATCCATTTAATCTAGATTTAATTATTATCAACAGATGTGACTATCCTAAAAGAGGAGTGCTCAGTAAATTTGATAATGTTAGATTTATAGACCATGATTAAACATAAGGTATTTACTAAAGGTGAATATGTACAAGCTTTAATATCAACTACACAAAACCCTAACGTACTTATTCCGGTTCGAGCCCTAATTTACGACGTCAAGTTTGATGATGTAAACCCTAGGTATCAAATACGTATAAAAAAGTTCTATGACAATATAGTCTTTTTAAAAGCATACTTATTTGGTGGTAGGTTTATCAGAGACTTTGATGGTAAAGAAACTCGTATTAATTTAAAAAGGCAAGAATATAAAACTGTCAAAAATTTAGAAGATAAAGTTTTTGATGGCGAGAAATGGAAGCAATATCTAATTACTGTTGACTCTGTGTTTTGCGTAAAGACCAGAGGAGAACAGGTAGAACTATTCAATAAGATACAAGATTTTCAAACAGAAGTAGCCTTAAAACAAGTCTACGAGCTCACAAATAGGTCTGTATATACAGGTCAATATAATTTTCATAGTAAAGGTGAGTATATTAAAGCACTTGAAAAGTTTTTAGGAGATAGATACCCTAAGGACAAAGATTGGGCAGATACTATTCTATATCGACCTAATCATGATGAATTAGACCGCGGTGAGTGGGTCTAAAACATAATATCCTGATATATAGTCAGATATATAATAAAAACAAATAGGCTTTTACATGGGATTAGGTTTAGACAATGTTGTAAGTGGCCCTCCGGCTAAATTTACATACACAGACTCAGAAACAGGAGACAAGAGAGTTAGTGATGTACCTTTGGATGAGGATGGTAATGTTGTAGTTCCTTCTTCAGATAATCAATCTGCACAGAATAATTCTGAAAACGCTGCTCTAGGCGCAGACCAAGAAGAGGCAAAACAGGTTGTTACAATAGGAAATACTGGTACTGTATTTGAAGATCCATCAGGTACAGATAGTAAAGAACCAGATGGTATTTATGGTAATTCATCTCTCAAATCTAGAGCCTATGAAGTTGATGAGGCAACTATTCCAGGTGTAGATTCAGTTAGGTCAAAGGCTAATCCATGGGTATTAATTAATTATAGAAACTACGCGGGTGGTACAGCATATAGTTCTCCTAAATATAAAGACTATAATAAGACTGTAATTCAAAACAATAAAGACAATATCTTAAACCCAACTGCTAAACGTATTGTAGAGGATTCTAATACTAATGGTGGTTTAGGTTATGCATATTCATATAGAGATTTTATTCAAGCAGAGTATTATGGTCAAATATCAAATGAATATCTTATTACTTTAAGAAGATTCGCGTTTCCAGTAGGTGATGATATTATGAACACTAAAGGTGTTGATGATAAAGGTAAAGAATTTGATAGATCCGAACCTGATATAGCCAGAGCTGTTACATGGTTATCTCCTGCATTAGAAAATAACCTAACAGAAATTTTATCATTCGGTACTGGTTTTGGATGGCAAGATATTGAGTCTAAAGTACAAGAGGCTTCAACTGCAGATCAAGGTAGTAGAAGAGGTACATTAGGTGCATTAATTGAGAGTTCTCCAGCAGCTAAAGCTGTAGAAGCTGGTGTTAATAATTACTCTGCAGCACAGGCTGATAGAATTAATACTAAAGGACATGGTTTCGACCCATTAGGTCAGACATATCCTAACTTTGTATATGGTCCATACAATGCAATTAAGCAGGTAAAAGCAAGAGATGACAAAGGACTAAAGTTTGATAATAAATTTACTCTAAACTTCTGTTATGATTTAAGAGGTTTTGATAATACATCGCCAAAGGTAGTATTCATGGACGTTCTGTCGAATCTACTAGCGATTACATATAACAATGCTCCATTCTGGGGAGGTGCTACTAGATATAAAGGTACTGGTTCTACTGGTAAACCGTTTGGAGACTTTGATAAATTAAAGAATGGTGACTATGCTGGTTATCTAGGTTCAGTTGCTACACAATTAAAATCTTCAGTTACAGCTGGTTTCAATGATATTGGTAAAGCGGTAACAGGTCTAGTAAGCGGTAAAGGTGTAAATGCACTCGGTGACTCTAAGATCTTAGATAACTTAATTGGTGGTAACTTAATGAAATTAATGGGTTCACCAGCTGGTGGTGATGTTATTCAAGCATTCTTAACCGGTGACCCAACAGGACAGTGGCACTTAACGGTAGGTAATCCAATGAACCCAATGTTAGTATGTGGTAACCTATGTTTGATAAATGCAGCATTTAAGTTCGAAGGTCCAATCGGCTACGAGGGCTTTCCTAGTAAATTAAAAATGACAGTGGAATTAGAACCTGGTAGACCTAGAGATAAATCAGAGATTGAGTCTATGTTTAACGCTGGTAGAGGTAGATTCTACTTACAACCAGAAGTTGAAGGTAAATCTCTAGATGATGTATTAGATATATCACAATATGGAAATAAAGATCGTGCAAGGTTAACTGGTGATAGAGCACTACGTAACTCTGACTACGCGGCAGGATAATATATGAATTTTAGAACACTATTAAATAAGACCGCAGATGTTATTAAGCAGCATTTAACTCAACCTACTATGGTATTTACCAATAAGGATGAGCAGACTGGTGTGATTCAACATATAGTTAGAGACGACGATGTACTTAGGCCAGATCTAATTGCATTAGAATACTATAACGACCATACTAAAACTGATATTATCTTAAAGTTTAACGGTATTTCAGATCCTTTTAGTCTACAGGCCGGTGATGTACTCGACATACCTAATTCTGGTATTGCTTTTCATAAGCTAGAGAGACCTGAAGGTCTACAAGAGGATAATCCTATCAAGAATCAATTCTTACAGGACAAGAGACTACCTAAGAAAGACGATAGAAGACTAGATGCTCTTAAGAAGAAATATAACAAAGATGTATTATTACCACCTAACGTAATACCTCTAGGAAAAAAGAACTATAAATTTGACAAAGGTCTGGTTACTTTTGGTGCACAGGCCCAGAATGCTGAAGTTAACGATCCAGTTGTACAAGAGGTCATGGATGATTTTGTAGATGTAACTGCAGAACCATTAAATACAGTTGTACCAGATTCTCCAGTAGGTACTGGTGGAGGTAGAGGTGAATTAGGTGAATTAACTGAAACTCAATTAGATAAACTATTATCGTCTGGGGTAGGTGCAGGCAAGACTAGTTCTGCTTCAGGAGCTGGCTCTGGTCTAAGTGCTACAGAAACTGCAACCAATGCAGGTTCTGGTGATGCACCTCAAAGTACTAATGACGCTACTGGAACATCTAACGACGGTGCACCTTGTAAGTAATTAAGATTAAGAAATGACAATAGACAATCATATATTAGCGGTTGTAGAGCCGGCGATACTTCCAACCGAGATTAAGATGCAGGCTCTAGGAGAAGACAGTGGTGATAATGTTGACAAACAAACCAAAGAGATTGGTGCGTTCGAACCATTCATTCTGTGTAACGGTGTACAGATTAATATCAATAAGTTGATTTCTTTCGACCTTGAATTAAGTGCTGTACTACCTAGATGTGTAGTTGAGTTTAGAGATGCTTCATTTGAAGTAGACTCAATGCCTAGAGACGGAGACTTCTTTACTATATTACTTAATTCAAAACACCAAGAGACTTTTAAGTCAATTCACATGGACTTCGATATTACTGAAGTTTCTAATGATACTACAGATGGTACGGTTAGTCTAGAAGGTATTTGTAAGATTCCAAGAATGTTTAAAGAAGATTGTCAGGTATATGACTCTGATACTTCTTTAGCTCATTTAGAAAAAGTTGTTAGAGATTTAGAAATAGGTTTAGCTACTAATGTAGATTCTACTGATGACGCTCAATCTAGAATACAAGCCTATGAGACCTATAATGATTTTATTAAGTCTATTGTAGAAGACAGTTACATCTCCGATGATGGTTTTGCTAAATACTGTATTGACCAGTACTATTATCTTAATTATGTAGATGTCAATAAGATACTTAATTCTCCTAATCCAAAATTAGATGAAGTTACTAAAGCTCTAACTGCTTTTGCAAAATCTGAAGCTGTAAAGAGACAAGCTGAAGATACAACAGATTCAGATAATATAGAAGTACCTTTAATGTTAACTAATCACAGCGAGCTAAGAGGTTTAAGCTGTCACGTTATGACACATTCATTAATAAACAACTCTAGTAAAATTAGTTTGACAAACGGCCAGAGTAGAAATGCACAAATATATGATAATAACTCAGACAAAGGTGAGAGATTCCAAGAGTTTACAATTGAACCTCTAGCCACTGAAGAATTAACTGAATTAGAAGAGCCACTAAGAGGTAATAGAAAAGACGAGAGGTATAAAGACCAGGTTAAATACAAATACATGGGTAGACAGAATGCAGGTGATGACGGACTAGGTAATACTCATGCTAATTCTGCCTTTACAAAATTACATAGAGCACAGAATGAAGCTGAAGTTAATAAGATGAAACTAAAAGTTACATGTTCTGGTTTTAACTCGGCAATCTATAAGTTCTGTAAAGTACCGGTATTAATGTATCACTATAATGGTGAGATGATTGAAGCTGAACAAATGGCAGATCACTTTAGAGAAGAAGCTGGTCTAACTGAAAGACCAATGAAAGCTGGTAAACCAGAAGTAGATCTGAATGAAGTAACTCAAATGATGGATAAATTTCTATCAGGTTTCTATGTTGTAGAGAATATCGACTATGAATATGATATAGAGGAGGGTATAAAAACTATAGTAACGTTAATGAGACGAGAATGGCCAAGTCGTTCTAGAAACCTAACGTAAAAAATTGAGATAGATAATCTATGGCAGACTTAGATTTTAAAACAAGGAATGAGTTTCGAAAAGGCATGAGACTACGTAGGATTGATGAAGATCCAACGTATTTAAGTTTTATGTTTCTTTTTCATTACAATGACCACGGTGACGTGGGCCACTCTCCCCTACTCGATGGTACAGCAGAGAGGTATCTTAGAAATGTTGTTAGAGATGACATAGGTGCTAAATATGCAGATAACCTAAAGAACTTCGTTAGAGTTTTAAGAAGAGTCAATCAAGAGATGCCATGGTTTTGGACAGAACTAAAAGGTATTGAAAAGTGTTTGAACTATAATATGCTAGAACCTTATAGAGGCTCTGAAGATGCTACGATAGAAATAGGCTGTCTAGAAGAGAATGTTGAGTTAACAGCAATTGGTCTAATGGACTTATATAAAAGATCTTGCTTTGATTTCGAGAGATATGTAGAAGTAGTTCCAAAGAACTTAAGAGAATTCTCAATGGACGTTATCATATCTGAAGTTAGAGTATTTCAAAAAGATACTAATGCTAGAAACTTAGGTCTTTTTGATGGTGAGTCACAGTTATCAGGTACGGAAAATCAATCTAGTGAACCTGCTGAGAAAGTAACAGCTTTTGACACACAGCTAACAAATAAAGATTTTAACTCTGCAGATGTAACTCCTTTTATTAGATTAAGATTTACACACTGTGAGTTCGATATGAATTCTATTGCAGATTATTTTGCAGATTTATCTAAAAACCCAGAACTTAAGAGACCTTCAATTAAAATTAATTGGGGTACATGCAGACAAATAGACCAAAAGCTAGGTGCTAATCTATTTAAAGAGACTGCAGATAGCAGTAAGAATAAAACACCGCTTGAAGAAGCTGCTGAACAGGGTAACCTAAAAGACGGTGCTGGTTTAAGTACTAAAGACAAATACTTAAAAGCACTTAGAGGTAGAACAATCGGTAAAGTTGAAGGTGCTGTAGAGAAGTTTAAGGATGCTGTTCAAGCTCAAAAAGAAAGTATTGCTAATTCATTCGCTAACCCAGACCAACCAGGTCTAGTTAATAATATATTAGACAAAGTAGAAGGTGATTTAATAGGTGGTTTATTATTGGGTAACGTACACGGTTTAGGAGGTACAATAAACAATATCGATACTGCGATTAAAACAGGTAGCTTAAATGCAATTGCAAACGTGGTTGGAGACTTAGTAGGTCAAGGTGCTTCTGCACCAGGTGGCTTTGGTCTAGGTAACGTTGGAGGTATAGGTGTAGACTCTACTCCAGATGGTGGTAACCTAGATAAAGTCCATGATGAAATATCTGAAGATTTTGGTATTCTAAAACCTGAAAATATACATGGTCAAACTCCCCCTGACACCGACGGGCCATTAAACGATAACGTACATGAATAATAATGAACTTTACAGAGATAATTTACGAGAAACTCACTGGCTAGGTGAAGTGGTTATTAATGAAGACCCACTTCTACAAGGTAGGGTTCGAGTAAAGGTATTCGGCAAATTTGATAAATTACCAGATGACCAGATTCCATGGGCAACCCCTATGAACAGAGATCAGGTTGGTGCACATGCTGTACCTAGAATTGGTGATATTGTTGCAGTTCGTTTTGACAATGGTAACATATATCATCCAGAATACTGGTTTCAAGTAGATCAGAATGATGACCTAAAGGCAGATATTCTAGAAGCATCTGATAAACCACATGATGTTATCTCTTTAGTATATGACGCAGAACGTAATTTAAGAATTTATCATTCACCAGAAGACGGACTAGTAATTACAAGAGGTGAAGGTAAGAAAGAAAGACCTATGCTTCAAATAGACGAAGAGGGTTTCATTAAGATTTCAACTGGCGAGAAAGTATTCTTAGACTGTGGAGATATATTTGTATCTAACACTGGTGAACCTGGTGCAGATGAAACTGAACCAGCGGTAAGAGGTCAGTCTCTACAAGATTGGTTACAGAAATTATTAGATGATTATCAAGCTCATATTCATCCAACTGGTGTTGGTCCGACTGGTCCTCCGATGCCACCAACTCCTACAACAGTAGGTCAATTATCTAGCACTCATATTAACTACCAACAAAGAAACAAATAATCATGCCTGCACTTTGGCCTAAATTCATAAAAAATCTGGCAGACGATATTACAAGCCAGCAATTTAAGAAACCAGGTGGAGCGGGTACTATGATTGATATGCCAGTTCCTGCTATAGGTGCTAATAATCAATTAGGTGAAACGGTGTCTGGTCAAAAATCTATTCTAGCTGGTGGAATTACAGATGTAGGTAATCCTGCTAACAATGCACTTAAGACTAATCCTGCTACTATGGTAAATGCAAATAATACTACACCTAAGTCTGGTAGATATGATTTTGGTGTTAGAGTTGCAGAGAGATATATTGAAGCTGTAAAAGGAAATGGCAGTAATGCACAGACTCCTTTTGGTGAATTCCATGTCAACAATGGAGTTGCTGAAGCTCTGCTAAAGGATGGTTATGGTTGGGCTTTTGAAAGACTATTAATGGAAGGTGATATACCTCTACAAGATCAGTTTGATGAAGATGGTAATCTAATTGAGATGGGTAAAGAGTCTCATCCTGCCTATGCAGATTTCTGTCCGACTGAAGAAGAGACTGCTGGACCTGATGTAGAAGAGATAAAGAAAAAGAATGATGAGGCTTTCGAGAAGTTTGTCAAAGAGAAGAGACAGGAGTATAACCTACATAAATTTAAGTTCTATCATTTTCCTTGTTTAACTGGCGAAGAGTCTCAAGAAGAACTAGAAGTTATCTTTGCTACTAGAATTCTAATGGGCTATGATTTTATGGATAGTGCTAGCGAGAGGTGGAATTACTTTACATGGGCTTGCCACCTAGGTAAAGAGAACTATAGCTCATCTTCGAGTTTTAGTTCTACTCAGTATAAAAACATTAACTCGACTGCTAGAAATGATATTGATGATGCAGGTTATGACTACAAACTATTAGCAGATAATGTATCTAAATATGTGAAAGATGCTATCATGGCAGCACACCCTAAATTAGAAACTGATTTCAATCGTACTGGTACTAACTCTACATTAGAACAGAGAATTAAAAGAGATGCTGCTAACCCGATTGAATTTCCAACTCTACAGAATTCAGATGGTGTAGATATTACTCCAGACTTCTGTCCTATTAATAGATACAAGATTCAAGTTCCCTTTGATTTTGAACACGACCCACCAGACTTCTTAAGTCAAAGACCAAAAGTTTTAACATCAAATGTTGTAGCAACATTCACATATTATCCTGGTAAAAAACAAGGTGGAAGTGGTGGTGAAGGTTATGTTATTAATAATGATGAAGGTTTATTCTCCACATCCGGATTTTCTAACATTAGATTTGAAAAGTCTACATCGTGGGTAAGAAGTAAATACAAGAATGATGAGTTTAAGAAAAAATGGAGAAAAGTACCCAATTCAAAATTAATAGCAGCATCTAAAGCTAGTAACCCAGAGGCAAAGTTTCTTGAGATCGACCCGAAACCAGAAGGTACTCTATTTAAGTTTGAGTATCATAAAACAGTCTGTGCTAAAATAGCAGCAGAGAAATGTGAAGAACCAATGGCAGAAGTCGCACACCCATGGAGACCAAGCTATAAAGGTTATAGTGGAGACCCATATATGATGATGGCTAGAGTAACAATTGCATACTGGTATGCTTGTATCGTACAGCCATTTAAGAAATCTCCATCTGCTCCTCCAGCTCTGATTGTACCACCACTTGGCGGTATATACATTCCAATCTATTATGGAAGTGCAAATAGACTTGCAAATAATTTAAGAAGAGCTTGGAACACAGGTAAGTCTTTCAGTAAACTACCTGCTAGAAAACCTCCAGCAGTTGCAGTAAGTACAGCAGTTGCAGGAGCATACGCGATACATTTATTAGAGTTTAAACTTCTCTACCTTGGTGGTATTCCAACACCATCAGGTCCTGTACCTATGGTAGGTTTTGTCCCAGTTGTATTTTAATGAAGCTACCTAAGATTATACATCAAATTTGGATTGGCCCAGACGAAATGCCAGAAAAATGCAAGGAGGCTTCTGCTAAAATGAAGGCTATGCATCCTAGTTGGGAATATAAGCTATGGGATAATGAAGCTGTATTTGAAGGTCAGTTTAAAGACGACCCATACCTAAAGTCATGGAAAAACAAGATTAGTTCTGAATATCTACTTCAACCTGCTTTTATTGCAGATAGAGTTAGACTCTTAATTCTAAAAGCTATGGGAGGTATTTATGTAGATATGGACGCTTTACCTATTAGACCGTTTGATGATATTCTACCAGCTCTTGGTGATAAACATAATTTCTTTGGAGGATTGCGTCAACATGATGATTATAGTAATATGATTGACGTAACCGTTCTAGGTGCTGAGCCTAATGCTAGAGTAATTAATACAATACTAGAACAAAATGATTTTCCTATGAGTGGCTTACATATATCTTGGGCTTTCTTCAAAAACCTAGATGCTGATATGTGTATATTCGGTGAGGATTATTTCTATACAAAAGGTGAGCCAAACGAAAAGACTATCATTCTACATGAAGACAATCGCATGGTCACCTGGACTAACAAGAAGCCCGAGTGGATGCCTTAGGCAGCATCCACTTGAACAAGAGTTATGTTTTCAAAAGAGTCTTTTAACTCTCCGTAAGCTGGATGTGCCCAAGACTTAGAGCCGATAGATTTCCAGTGGCTGTAATCCGCCATGTTAGGGAAAGTAGAGTGAATATCTCCAACAGTCAAGTTCTCAATAACAGTCTTGTCAATGTGTAAGAATTTGTTACCTTTCATGTTAAGAACAGAAACGTAGAAGTCCGAACCAGGAAGTTGAATTTCAACATTGAAGAGTTTGTTCTTTTCGTATCTAAATAAGTTACAAAGATAACCTTCACCTGAGTTAATAGTTAAGAAACCAGCTACACATTTAGAAATACTTCTGTATTTGTACTTAGTCTTGTTCCAGTCCAAGCCAAGGTTTTTAACGTAGAATTTGTGCATTTTACCCTTAATGTTTTGGTCGATTGAGAACGAAGTTCCAAGGGTTTCATTTGAATGTTTTTTAATATAAGCCATAGTTTTTGTGTTTGTTTTTAATTACAGTACTAATATACGAAAAATATCTGACATAAAAAAATCTAGAGGCAATTATTTTGCAAAAAAATGCCACTTTTTTGTATCTGGATAAAACTCGTACGAAAGTAGATATATAATATGTTATTACCTTTTAAATAAAAATAAATGTCAGAGAAAAAAAGACGCAGAATTAAGACTGCCGGTGTGAAAGCCGAATCGATCGAACTAATAGAAAAAGTTCAAACCCCTACCCAAGAATTTACTGAAACTAAAGAAGAAGTCAAAGACAATGGCAATGACTTCTCAGAATTCTATGATGAGAGCGGAGAGTTCTTATGGGAGAAGTACGAAGCCACATGTCCAACTCAAAACAGGACTCATAACCCACATATTAAAACAAATAACGGAGATAAAGTATTCTCAAGAGAAGATTATGCTCAAGAGTTGTATGATTTAATGGAAGGCCACAGTGCTAAAATTAAACCTATTGTCAATGAGGGTGAAATTCATACAGGTGTTGTTTACGGAGTAGACCAAAACTTTATTTCTGTAGATATTGACTACAGAGAATTAGTTTATGTTAAGGCTAATAAAGAGTCTGAAGAAGTTAGAGCTTTATTACCAGGTGAAGAAACTGCTGTCTTAATTACTGATACAAAAGGTACTTTAGGTGGAACAATCACTGGAGGAGTTAAACACAAAACATTCATGGATCTTAGAGCCGGTATCGAAGAGGGTAACACCGCTTGGATTGGTATAGTTAAGAGTATGATTGAGAATGGTGGTTATATTGTAAAAGTTCAAGGTGTAGATTGTTTCATGCCAGGTTCACTTGCAGGTATTAATAAATTATCAGACTTTGGCTCTATTGTAGGCGAAGAGATTTATGTAGTACCGGTTAGTTTCTCTCCAGATAGAGGTACGATTGTAGTTTCACATAGAAAATATCTACAAGCTTTAATTCCAGGTGCAATACAAGAATTAAAACAAAACGTAGGTGTTGAGAAAACAGGTAATGTGACAGGTACTGCAAAATATGGTGTATTCGTAGAATTTGATAAATGCCTAACAGGTATGATTCACAACAATGAATTAGATGAGGAGACTCAAGCTAAATTCAAATCTAGAGATATAAAACCAGGAGACCCTATAAAATTCTTTGTTAAGGATATTATTAGCAACACTAAAATTACATTAACTCAAAAAGAAGTTAGTTCTTTTAATCCATGGTTAGATATTCAATCTAGGTATACAATACCATCTGTAGTCGAGGCTAAAGTTAAGACTAAAAAAGACTATGGTATCTTTGTAAACATCGAAGATGGTGTAACTGGATTGCTACATGTTAGTGAATTGCCGGAAAATTCAATAGGAGACTATAAAATAGGAGATGACATCAATGTTCAAATCACTAGGATTGATGAAGCTACTATGAAGGTGTTTCTTAAATTACCCCAATAACTATCCCAACAGAGTTTGATATATATTGAAAAGTAATATCATACTCCTAATATGCAAAAACTAAACAGATCTTCATCGAGACAATCTGTCCTAAACGCTAGTCAAATAGGCGTCGAGTTTGAATTCTACTCAAATCTAGAGTTAGAAGAGACAAAGAAGTCTTTGAGTGAGTTATTAAACAGGAAGATTCAATTAGAGGAAAAGGCTCATTCTGACTTTCAACCTAGTGCGGAAGTCTTTAAGATGGAACCAGATATGTCTGGTGGTAAAGGTCTTATTGAGTTAGTTACTGGTGCGATGACGTACCGTAGTGCTAGAATTGTAATTCAAAAGATGTTAAGATGGATAGAGAAGAATGGTTATACTAATGACCGAGCTTCTATTCATCTCAATATGTCTTTTAACGCAGATTACTTAGAGGATAGAGACATGATTACACACATGTCAATCTTAAAGTTTATCTTAGAGTTTGATGAAGCAAGAGTCTATAAGTATTTTCCAAACAGAGAGCATTCAACTTATGCTAAGTCTATTAAATGGATTATGCCAAAACATGAAGCATTCTACTATAATGAAGATTTAATTAGTTCGGATAACTTTACTTATGCTAATACTAAATACTATGGTATTAACTTTGAGAAAGCACAAAAGAATTATTTAGAGTTCAGATATTTAGGTGGTGAAAATTACGAGAAAAGAACAGATGATATTTTACATTTAGCAGAAATGTTTATCATGTCAGTTTGGAAATCTTGTAACAATCCTAAATTTACACCTGAGAATAAAATAGAACTTAAGAGGATCTTAGAAAAGAATAGACCTCTTGTGGAGATGCTAAAAGATCATAAAGCAGTAAATAAATACTGGAGACAGATAAATATATTAGTAGACTTAACAGACAATGAGCAAGTTATTAATGTACAGTGGAATAGATTTAAACACAAAGTGTTAGAGTTATTAGCTAACGGAGCTATGGAGTCAGGTGTTATCAACTATGATTCTGACTACGGAACTGTACAAATTAAGGATGGTGTTTTTAAAACAGCATATTTGTTAAACGGCTTTGAGTTTATTAATTGCGAGCTATCCGGTAACATTGAAAATAGTTCAATTTACGGTGGTAAAATAGAAGGAGCACAATGTTTGCGCTCACAATTTTATCAAGGATGTGAGTTAAAAGATTCTAAAGTAGAGTCTTCTTATGTTCATGGTAGCTGCACGCTGACTAACTGTTATGTCTTTGGAAGAGATGGTATTTTCAAAGGTAAAATGGTCGGAGGTATTTTTAGAGAAGGTGGTATTGGACCACATGCTAGATTTGAAGATACAGAAATAGTGGTAAGCACAAAAATAAATACATAACAATGAGTGAAATAAGACAAGGTAATCAAAACGATTTAAGTACCGAGAGAGATTTTGGGGCAACCTGCCTCAACGCATTCTTACAAGAGTTAGGAGACGACTTAACTGGTGCTTGTATGGTTCCTGTTAACCTGCCTCAAAGAGAAATTTTAAACATAGTTAAGAGAGCTAAAAAATGGTTCTATAAAAACTATGAAGATGCTGTAAGAGAAAACTATTATGTTGTTCCTACTACAGTATTTGATTCAGCATATTTTACAAATCACAGGTCTTTAAACCTACCCAATGCATCCGCAGATGGTTCAGGTGCAGTCTTCTCTGTATTCGGCATATATGACACTGGCTCTGGTTTTAATTCTACTGGAGGTGGTCTAGACGTAAGATTTCAAAGCGGTGGAGACTTCGCTTTAGAAAGAATGTTATTTAGAGGTATGTATGAAGGTTCTGGAGCTGCCGAAGCTGCAGAAGAGTTACAGTATTATGTACTTAACCAATCACTAGCAGATATGTCTAGAATGATTATGGAAAACCCTATTTCATTCCAATACTCTAGATTGACTGGTGAATTAAAGATATTAGGCGACAAGCCAAAAGATGACGTAGTCTTACATGTTTATGAAACACTACCTGACTGCGCATTGTATGAAGATGAGATATTCTTCAGATATTGTTCTGCTAAAATTAAGCAGTCCCTAGGTGCCAAATTAGGTATCTTCAAGTTTGCATTACCTGGTAATGTAGAATTTGACTATGACGCAATAAAAGACATGGGAGACACCGAATTAGAGTCGATTATTGAAGAAATTAAAGGAGACGAGGGTGTAGATTACATGTTCCACTCGTAAAAAGTAGGATACATATATAAATGGAATTTTACATTAAACACATAGGAGACCCTAACTTTCAGACTAAAAGAGTTCAGAGTAATGGTGAGATTGAGCAATTATTAACTCAAATCGAAACTACACTGTTCACTAGGAAGAGAGATGTATTAGGCGAACCCAATTTTGGATGTAACTTAGAAGATTTGGTATACGGTTTAAATCAAAGCGAGTTCCAAATTAGAAATGAAATTGAAAGTCAATTAATGAATTATGTACCTTTAGCTCAAAAGTATTCAACTGAAGTTGATGTTAAGTTTTTTAAAGGTGAAGTAAGAGATATTTGTTATGTTGATGTTACAGTTAACAATGAGTATATAATCCAAGTAAATCTAAGATAAATAAATAATGGCAGAACTAAAATTTTTAAGTACACTAAGAACAAACGCCGACCAAATCAAGGCGGATGCGCGTACGTATATTTCAAGAGTATACAAACGTGCTAATACTTTGTTTACTGAAGCATCACCATTTGCACAGATAGTAAATGTAATGTCAGAGCTTGGCGAATTAATTATGTTCTATGTAGAAGACTCTCTAGTAGAACAAAACATTTATACTGCACAACAACCAGAATCTATTTATGGTTTATCAAGATTAACTGGACATGATGCAACAAGAGGTTTTGCTGCAACAGGTGAGATTGAATTCAGATGGAAAGTTGGTGCAGACCTTGGTAAGGTTGCAGGTACTGGTTTAAACATTGATGGTAGAGCTCAATTACAATGTGAGCAAAACGGATTAAAATATACTCTATTGACTTCTTCAGACAGATATAGATTAGAGAAGTCTAGTAAGTCTAAAGTTAAAACTGCAATAGTACAAGGTGAATTTGAACAACAGACTTTTACTGGAACTGGTGAACCTATGCAGGCATACAATGTAAAAGTAAATAAATTAACTGACCATTCAATGGTTTCAGTTTCTGTTAACGGTGAGAAGTGGACTAAACACGATTCCATGTATGACTTACTAAACAATGAGAAAGGGTTTATACTTAAGACTGGTATTTCAGGTGGACTAGACGTTTACTTTGGTACTGGTAACTTTGGAGCTATTCCAGTAGCTGGAAGCGATATTCAAGTTGAGTATGTAAAACATTCAGGTGCTTTAGGTAATTTAGCAGATGGACAAGACTTAGTATTCCAATGGCAATCGGAAGGTACTGATTCAAACGGAGATGAATTTGATTTGAATGAGTATTTAGAATTGTATATTACTTCATCACCTAAAATGGGAGCAGATAAAGAGAACCCAGAGTTTACAAAATTAATGGCGCCACTAACGTCCAAATCTTTTGTTCTAGCGACACCAGATAACTACGAGTATTTCCTATCAAGATATGGAATGTTCTCGTATGTGGATGCCTACAATACCACATCGGATGAGTATTTAGATGATGACAATGTTATCTATATCTTTGCCGTGCCAGATGTGAAAAGAAAGTTATTAGCAAGTCAAGATTACTTCTCGATTCCACAGAACGAGATGTTCTTTGACCAAAATGAATATGACAAGATGTCACAAGTAATTCAAGACAGTGGCCAACAAATGGTTACAACTGAAGTTGTTTTTGTGAGACCTCAGATTAGAAAATACAGTATGGATATTAACATCAGATATTTTGAAGGTTACACAAGACAAGAGATATTCTCAGATGTAAGAGCTAGAGTTAGCGACTATTTATTAAATGTAACAAGAAGAGACAAACTGCCTAAGTCTGATATTGTATACATTTTAGAAGAAATTGAAGGCATTGATGCAGTGAACGTGAGGTTTATCTCAGAAACAGAAGAGACTGCTAGACGATTAGGTTACTATGAGTCTAAGACTGTTTCGGTTGTACCTCAAGAACCTGTACTATTAGAAGATATTGGTAACGGCAAACAAAAATATATTTTCTTTAAGCAAGTGGAAGAAGTTAAGACCGTGGACGTCGATGAGACGACAACTATTCCATATACAGTTGCAGGCTTAGATCAATGGGGAGATATTATCATGGAGAAAGAAGAAGTCGCTGTCTTTAGAGGCGGATGGCAAGATCGAGATGGTGATGAAATTCTAGATGATGCTAAGATAAATGCTGAAGCTGCGCTTAGTGTGAATTTTGATGAAACGCCGGTACCTAGAACAATATACACTAGAGTACAGGCTGGAAATAGAAAAGCCTTGAAATAATGTTATTTAAAGATCTATTAGTTTACAAGCGTAAAAGGCTATATAAGATAGCTAAGCACAGAAGAGATGACCTTAAGAATACTAAGTATGACTACAAGTCTGGTAATAGAGGTTTAATCGGTAAACAGCTTTCAAATCACATACAAAGAAACCAAACGATGAGAGAATTTCTCTTATTCGTAAATGACTATATTGTAAGTATCTTAGATAATGTTAGATTCCTAAGAAACTTTACAAACTTTACAGTACAAAAAGACGACGATACAACTAGATAATTATGTGGAATAATTTAAGATTCTTTAATGGTACTATCTCAGAGATACAGCTGGTTCAAGTGGATGGCATTTGGACTGGTAAAGTCTATATGCCTGAGGTATCTACTGGTCTGTATGAGACTATTAATCTTTTTATTCTAGAAGAATGTCTACACAACGGCGCTACTGTAATTAACAAACCTATTTCACCAGATAACTTAATTACTAAGTTTACGTTTGAATGGGAAGCTCTAGAGCTAGACCAGTCAAAGGATGTAGTTATGTATGGTATGAGAATGGATGGCGGCAAGGCCTATGTGAAAGAGTATACTACTCAAGAGAAAGACTTAGCAGACTGGAATACAATTATCTCACAGGACGCTAACTACTTTAAGACTATTAATGCACATCAGAACGTTGCGCTACAGATTAATATAGCTATTTCATCTGATACTGCAGGTATTCATAAGAGAGTATTGCAAGTTAAAGCTGGCTCGGATGTGGTTGCAAGAATTGAATTCTACGGTGAGGTTGAAGCAGAAGATGACAGACTAAAAGTTCTATTAGCCAACTTAGGTAACTCATTAGAGGAAGAGGACTTTATGATATTCAAGTCACATGACATTTCAGAGATGCATCCTGACTATCAACTCTTAAATCAAAAGAGAAGAGAGCTCTTATTAGAGATGAATAACATTAAGCCTTTTGTCGGTACATATAAGGCTATCCTGAATGCAATCGACTTCTTTGGCTATGATAAAATTACACTTAAAGAGTATTGGATTAATGTAGATAAAGACTCGAAGACTTTCGGTAAACTACATGCAATCCCAGTACCTAACTCATCTGTAAGAGGTGAGATGACTAGAAAGAAACTTAAATTCAAGTTACCTTCTAGTACTCAGAAGAAAACTAGTAGATTCTCTTTAGTCTACAGATTAAATGAGCCTAATGGTAAATTCGATGCATTTGATTTTGCACAAGTAGATGAGGTGTTCGATTACACTCCAGAAGAAGTCCTAATCAAATTATACGGTTTAAAGAATAGACTACAAAGAGATTTTTTACCCCTAGAAGCAAAAATCGTAGACATCACAGGGGAAGGCGACTATTTCACTAACAAGAACGTAAATATCTGGAAGATTCAAAACCCAATTAGTTTCTTTAGTGAAGGACATAGAGTTAAGTTTAATGTATTTCCTAATGACAGAGATTTATTCATTGAAGATACTTCAATGGTTTTAAAATCTGTATTAGACCAAGATGACCTAACGAATAACTATGTTACATTCTTAAACTCAGGTGCTGGTAATGAGGCTAGTTATACTGAAGCACAAAGAACAGAATTAAAATCTATCTACGAGACGTTCTATGAAACTTACCATGATAGAACCATGGAGTCTTACAATCAAAACTTCGGTCAAAGAAACATTCCAATCGGATGTCCAGTAATTTTAGATTCAATGGAGTCTTGGGATGATGTTTGGGATGAGGCTAAGTTTGTTTGGAACGACGCAGTAGACGCGAATGCAAATCTAAAAGTAACTTGGGAAAACTGGTGGAAGAGATGGGTATATGAAGTTGAATGGATTATCGACGGTCCAGAAGGTTTTCATGCAGAATATAGAGGTGCAATCGACGACTATAAGAGATTACCACTAACTCTACCTTATGTTGGTAGTTATACAGTGGAATTAAGATATTATGACTTATTCGGACACATGTCTTACTATAAAGAGAAAGATATGTTTGACGTTAAGTTAAAAGAATTAGAATTGTATGGTATCTACAAATCTTTAGAAAGAGATACAAGAGGTAACGTGGCGACATGGAACTCTAAGTTCTTAGACTGGGATAAATCAGGTGGTTATTGGGAGTTCCCACAAGATAATACACAGAAAGTAGAAGATACAATTGCAACCTTTTATTTGAGTTTAGACAGAGCTAATTATTCTAAAGGCATAGATCAAGGTGTAAGATTCTCAACTGTGAGAAGATTTATGGATATTTACTCAGATACAGGCTACTCAGAGTCAACAGGACCATATCAATGGGGCGAATGCTCATTTAGATGGAAAGACACTGAGTATAATTGGTGGGATAATATGAGAGTAGGACCAGATTTAACTGCATCGTTCAAGATAAATTGGATTGAACAAGGAGATAAATTAGTAATCACACATAGAGATCCAGTAACTAATGTTATTAGTACAGGTACTCACACGATTACTTCTGCAACTCCAATCAATGCAACACATATAACTGGTTGGGAAACTATTGTAAATGAATTAGAGGCGAGTACAGATCCTGTTATTTCTAAATTTAACTACAACCCTATTTTTAAAGACGGTGACGGTGATGGAGATACAGATGATGCTGGTGGCTTAGATCAATTTCAATACATACTGGCTGTAGGTCAAGAGTATTCAAAAATATATGATTTTGAAACTGCAAGTATTACTGCTGCAAACCCTACAATATCTAATGTCAGTGGCGAAGTTCACGTAGTACATTACAATCCAACTTGGGATAATGTAAAAGTATTTAGTAGCTATGCTGAAGTAGAAAGGTCTACTCATTTAACCATATCAACAGATATTTCTAAATTTCCGGGAGCGAGAAAACCAAAATGGACTATCACGAATATAACTAACCCAGAAATCAATGATATATACTATAATAATATGTGGCTCACGTACATTTTCCAGGAACCGGGTGACTACTCGATTGAACTGGAGGCGGAAGACACGTATGGCAATAAGAACGTTGTAAAACGCAACATGTTAAAAGTAAAATAAACGAAAAATGGCAAACATTACTGAAATTTTAGGTACAGACTCGGTATCATCTTCTAGACCAGTTATCAATAGTAACTTTGAGTTGTTAAACGACGAGTTAGCTTCTGTAACTGCATTGTTAAACCCTACTACTGCGGTATTAAGTGGTTTAACTAATGCTACTGCACAGGCTATCAATGTAGTTGACGGCACAACTTTACTATCGGTTAGTTCTTCAGGTGCTTCGATTGGTACTGCAGCAAACTTTACATCATCTGTAAGCTTTGGTGGTAAAATCATCAAATCAGGTGTAATTGGTACAGCTGCAGCTCCAGCAACAGGAGTTCAATTGACTCCTACTTCTATTGATAAAGGTACTTACTTTATCGATGGAGCGTTCACACTTCCAAATGCAAGTGACGGACAAGAAGTAACCTTAATTAATAGATCTGCTGCTGCAGCTGCTGTAACAGGCACGCTTGGTGCAACTTCTATTTCTTTAGACGGACTAAACTCAACTGTAACATTAAGATGTTTTGAGAACACTTGGTATGTAATTAGCGCTTACGCTACTACAATATCATAATAATTAAATTAAACCGAAACTGTAGATGGCAACTCCATTAGTAAGAATACCACAACCACAAGGTGGCACGATGTACGCTTTCGCTTCAGCGGCGAGAGATATTACTAGAGCGTTTAACAGTGCTGACATCAATTTTGAGTTTAGTAAATTCGCTTTACTAGACTTACCTGATTTCACGCAGTCTGTAAACAACTCTAATACTATCGACTTTGAGCTGAACTTAAAGCAGCCTTCAGGGCAGGCGTATGTTGCTGGTCAACCTAATGTGGACTTCGCACAAACATTTCAAAATTATGCTCTAAATTTAGAAGAGATTCTTCTAAAGGACGATGACTATGACCCAATTATTCTGCAATCAGATGCAGAGAAGATTTTCTTTAAGTGGTTATCTTCATTAGGAGCGATTGATTTCAGAGCGACAGATTCTAATGAGAGTACAACAGGTGCTTACGCTGAGAACAATAGTGCAATCTTAGGCGGAGCGAACTACGATCCCGTAGTCAAGTATTTAGGTAGTATTGACGCTGAGAACGACGTAGCGTATCAAGGCAATACTTACCATGAAGTCTATATTAACGTGCCAACAGCGGTGGGTAACACACCTCAGGTACTGTTTAAACCGACAGACTATAACACATCTGCAAATAAAGCCTACCCTACGGATGTAAATGCACAGAATGTAGAGGGTAGAGAAGGTCAATCACATCCAGATCCAAATATCAACTTGTTACCTGTAGTAGATAATTATACATCGGGCTCAGGTCCTTTCTATGATATTCAAACGAATGCTACAAACTCGGTACAAATTGATTTCGATACAGCCTCTTATGTGGCTATTCAAAATAACCCAGATGTTCAATCTCTATTGGACTTCGCTAAAACTGGACAACAGTTCAGATTTAACGCCGTTTTAGTTTATTACGATTTATATAGCTCTTCTGTACCAGCAAATAGAGCAACCAACTTATATGGCATCTTAATACTAGATGATATTGCAGATGCTTTTGGTCCAGGTACAAAAATTCACGAACAAATTAAATTTAAACCTAATGAAGTTACAGGTTTAAATGGTAATGCGTTCTCTTTAAAACTGAATCTTAAATTCAATTCATCTCTAGATAATGTAGGTGTCGAGACAAGTATTAATGACTTTACTACTTTCTCAATGGATTTATTTATGGACACAACTACTGCATTAGAGAATGCTACAGATCTTTTATTACAGGCTAATAACAGATATGGTAAAGTTGTAGATAGATTAGATGCTATTGAAAACCTAGTCTTAGGTACTGCAAAAGCTACCGCACTAGAGACTAGAATACAGGGACTAGAAGATGACTTTACAGCCTCGTCGCTACAGCTACAAGATTCAAGCGCACTGTTAAACCTAATTAACAATGCACATAATAAAATTAATCAATTGGTAGACGGTACAATTCCGGTTGAGTTACAATATAATACAGATGTAATCTTTGCAGGCAGAGGTACTACTGTAGATAAATCAGTTGCTGATAAAATCAAAATTAACAATGAGGTTAATGGTTATGCAGTATCTGATGTTTACAAGTGGGATATAGCTTCAAAAATTACAACTGGTGAGATAACTACATCTGCACAATTTGATAATACACAGTCAAACCAATATGGTGTATGGGCTAAACTAAATGATTATACGAATAGATTTAGCTTAATAAACTTACTGAGTTCAGACCCACTTAATAGCAGTCTAAATATATACATTGACGATTCTACTAGAGGATGGAAGATTGGTCAAGTATTTAAGATTGCAATTGATACTATTGATGTGTCTGGCAACAACATTAAAGTTTGGACTAACCAAGCTGGCGGCTATCAAGCAATTGCAGACATAGATCCGTCTCAACTTTTAACTAATAAACCTTACATTGAGCTGGTTTGTATCGATCCAGTCAACTATGTATTTGAAGTAGATATTTTAAGATAATATGAACACTAACAACTCCATATCTAATTCCTTGAAGAAACTCTTAGAGATTAACACTAATTCTCTAAAGACCTTTGAGCGTATCAATGAAGCGATAACTACAAACCAAAAGGACATCCCGTTAGAGATTTTAACTGACGAGGGTACTAAACTAGTATCTGTACCTGGGTTTGGTTTTATGAAGAAAGAGCTAGAGAGATTAGACAATAATCTAAAAGCGCTTGCAGGATTAGGTAAAGGTAGTACTAGAGTTAAATTACCAGATGGTACTTTTCAAAACATTATCACTACTTCTCTAAAGACTCCAGCAAATGATATTACAGCTTTAGCAAGACCAACTCTTTTTGCTACTAAGCCTAACTACTTTGCTGAAGATTTCTTAAACCCAATGTTAACTACATCCATGGATGTGAGTGGACAGATACCAAATGACACTGAGAGAGTTGTCGTTAAAAGAATTTTATTTGATGGTACAAATCAAGTTGCAGTAGATTTCTTTAATGAAAATTATAGAAACCAAGATAACATTGATTATCTAACTGCAATTAGAGATATTGTCAATAACAATATAGCATATATCTTAGATGAAGAGATGAGAGATATGCCATATAGAAGCCAACAGTATACTGGTACGTTTGATGTTCTATCAATCTCAAACTCTAAGAGAGAAGTTGTAGAGAATGGTGCAACTATAAAAACTGCTATCAAACTTTATACTTTAGATAAATTAACTTACTCAGATAATGAGAAAGACCTAGATCAGACTGAATTACTCCGCGTTGGAGACGAACTGATGGTTACTGGTGGCGCTAAAAACACAAGATATGTAATTGACAAGCTGGATGCATCGACTCGTCAGGTTGAACTCAGACTCGTTGAGGGCTATGAAGCAATTAAGATTGGTGCTGGTTCTTTAGCAGTATATAAAGCTGAAGATAACAACTTGAACATTGAGGCTCCAGTTGGTTTTGACGAAAGAGTATTACTATTCGTAAAAGCAGTTGACGCTGAGTCTAAGATCTTAGCAGAGAAATGGTCACCAGGTATTGGTTATTACACAAATGATTTAGAGCTCGTACAAGATGATGGCTCTGTTATCCTATTATCAGACTTCTATAAAGAGAATGTAGCAGACTTTGGTAAATTTATTACTTCAATTAAAGAAGATAATATCCCACCAGCAACAGTTGGTGTAACTCCAGACTCTCCAGTTCTAGTTGCTGATAACTTTAAAGTAGTTCAAATTAACAAACACGTTAGTGAAAATGATACTGCTGATAAAATTAAAAAATTAAACGCAGATAAAATTGCTGTCGATGAAGCTGTTAAGAAATTAGATGATACTATCACTAAGAAGAGAGCTGAGATTGCAAGTAAGAAATATGAGTCACAGGTTCAGAAAGATAAAGACAAGAATGAGTTAAATGCTCTAATCGAGGAAAGAGCTTCTGAAGCTAAATTATTTAACTCTATTGTAACTCAAATTCAATCTCTTGCTGCTGCGTCAAATGCTACTAAGGTAAAACCTAAATATAGAATTAGAGGTTTCTGGGCAGTTCCATCTCCAAAACAAGTAGCAGATACATTAGATCAGAATGTAGTACAGTTCGTTGTACAATATAGATACCTATCCACTTCAGGAAAGGCTGCCGAAGCTTCACAGCTTAAGTTTACAGATAATGGTAGAGAGAAACAGGCTATCTTCTCAAACTGGGTTGAAAAGAAAACTAAAGTAAGAGGAAGAGCTAAGTCTGTTGATAATAATGGTAATATCTCTAAAAAGTTTACATGGCAAGATACTAAAATTGAAGATGGACAAGAAATTAACTTTAATCAATTAGATATTGCTGTTAACCAGGGTGAATTAGTAGAGGTTAGAATTAAGTCTATCTCTGAAGCAGGTTATCCGCAAAACCCAATAATGTCTGATTGGTCTGAGTCAATAACTGTTGCATTTCCAGAAGAAGAAATAGATACAACTGATATTGAGCAAGTAGTAGAGAAAAACACTGCTGAACTTGCTAAAGTTCAAATCACAGAAGAATTAACTGCTCAAGGTTTATTCACACACTTAGGTGATAATTTTACTGCAAATGAAAATTATTATGCTCACGTTGCAACTAATATAGCATCTGGTTTCCTATCACCAGAGCAAAAACCAATCTCGGTATATGACAAGATTGCTGAACTAGAAGCACAGATTGCAGGACTTAAAGGTACTGTTGAAGCTGAAGTTGGAGAATTGGTTGTTAAGATTGTTGCAGAAGACGGAACAGTTACAAACATTGTAAAAGATACTACAACTCAACTATTCGCTGGTTACTATGTGGATGAAGTTGCAGACTTAACAATTAGAAAAGGACATATTGTTACTAAGACATTTAAACTACAATTAGAAAATAGTAAATCTACTAAACTAGAATTAGTTTCTAGATTAATTGGTGATAGAAACAAACCAGCTTATAGATCGTTTACTGCAGGTGAAGCTAACACGAATGGCTTTGGTGTTGGATTAAATGACCAAAGTGGAGCTGCTGTTGACACTAAAGTAGAAAGAGATAATTATTATCAAGAAGAGGGTAACTATGATTTAACTCCTATCCAATATCAAAATGTAGCAACTGAGAATTTTGAGAAAACATCTGATGCTCCATATCAGTCAGCTCAAAGAAGAGGTCAGTTTATCTACAGTAGATTTATGGATGTTGCTAATCAAAACCCACATTATATTTTATCACCTCTTAATACACTAACAGCAGGTGTCGACGCGGCTATTGATGACTATGAATACGAGTTATCTACTGATACAGGTGATTCGGAATGGCCGAATGCAGTTGCGAATGACGGTAATACAGGTAACTTTATTTGGTCAGGTAACTTTAATGGCTCTACCATAGGTGATTCGGCAACTGATTGGAATGTGAATAAAATTAATGTAGTAAGCACGTCGAACGTAACTCTAACTCAATACAACACTGGTTTATTCTTACATAAAGACCACCCGCTAATTGAAAATATCTGGCAATCTGCTTATACTGACTATAATGGTGTACTGGGTACTGGTATGAATTTAGCTAATACTAGAAAGTCTATGATTTTCTCAATGCCTAAGACTGCAACACAAGCAACAGGTGCTACTATCTTTAGTATCTTTGGTTATGATGTTAATACAAATCAGGTAAAAGCAAAACAACAGGTTGCATATCACGATGGTGAAGGTTTATATGACGCTACTCTAGCTTTAGATAAACCTGAAATTGTTAGACCAATTAAAATGTCTTTTGATGCTAATGACCAGTATTTATTAGGTGGTAGATCTTGTGGAGCTTTCTTATTTATGTCTCCTGTTAACACGGACACATTAAAAGTAAGTGGTGAAACTAAAAGATCTAAAAAAGAAATAAACGCAAAAAAAGATAATGAGTCTAACGCAGTTTCTGTAGATATTGTTTTCCAATATAGAATGACTGATTACTTTGGCAACAACGAGTCTACAGATACAGGAAGGATTGGTGGTTTTGCTAGACTAGCATACAACAACCTAACTTACACCAAGAAAATAGGTTTAGATATTTTTGACAAGTTTGGTGAACAATTCTCATTTGATTTAGAAGTGTTTGCTAAGTATGGTCCAAAAGGTAAGAACTTAAACTCTATTAGAGCTGCTCAGTTACTCAGGTAATATAATGTATCGACCTGCTAAGGTAGATATATAATAGAGAAGAAATTCTCAAATAAGAATAGAACTGAATGGCACAAATTATATTTCACGGATCCCTACAA